TCACTAATGAATTTAATAACAAGACTATCACTTACTGCTAACGTATCGTTTATTTGACAAACGTTTAAATCATTTACTACTTCAATAGTAAAGTTTGTTGTTCTTTTATTATTGATGTATACAAAAACATTAGGTAAAGCATTTGTAGAAGCATTAACAGGTGCACCGATGTCATAGTTTTTAGTATTAGGGTCTTTAACAGTATATTCAACTTGTTGAAATTGTCTACTTTTGCTAATACCTTTAGTCCATCCGTTGCTGTATGAAACTGTTTTATCATACGGGTCATATATTCTAACAAAGCCAGTTGCTGTATCTCTAGCACCAACACCTGTTTCTTGTTTAAAGTTAAACGTTCCATTTCCGTAAGTGTTATCAAATTGAATATCACCAATGTTATTAAATGTTCTATATTTTATTGGGAACCCTAATACAGGATCATCTTTTCCTGAACCTACTGAGTAGTTAAATAATTTGTTTCCTAAGAAGTCACTTGATGGATATGTTGACTCAGTATTAAAGCTAATACCCTTACTGTCAAATAGTTTATAATTAGGTGACTGGTTTACTTTTGTTTTCTGTTGTGCTGAAATCCAGTTTACTCCATCCCACCAAAAACTTTTTCCTTTGCCTAATGTTCCTTTAGAAATATAAATGCTATCACCTGTATAAACTCTAGTTCCTGAGTCTTTTAATACTAGCGTATCTGCTGTTGAATCTGAATCAATATCTTCATAGCTGACTTCCCAAATAGTTTTTCTAGTTTGCATATCAGCATCTTGTGTAAAGACTACTTTAGTACCTACTGATAAATTTGTGCTGTCAACAAAATAACCGTAAGCCCCATTAATAACTGATAGTGCATCAGTTTCTGATTCGTCTACTAATTCAACTCCTGATACACCTTTAATACCGTGATTGTATAATTCTATTCCTGAGTCAAATTGTATAATAGGCCTAGTAGCTCTATTAAGCTCGTCTACAACAATCGTTGTCTTATTATATGTTGCTGTTGATGAAATAATATCTTTATGGAACCACCTATTCGATCTGCTCCAAGCATTATGATCACATGAGCCTCTTGTTATAGTAATATAGTCTTTGTTAGTAAGATCAGCTTCTGGTGTTTCTAGTGTAACATCGACTAAGTGAATTTTCTTTCCTACACCCTCAACATAGAATGTTTTATTTTTATAAAGAGTATTGTTAATAGTACTATCAAAAGTTATTTTTAATCCATTACTAAACACTACACCGTTTGGTGATGTGTATTGTGATTTACCTAAAAAGTCATCTGGTTCAATTGTTTCAGCGTCAGCGTCAACTATCTTAATTGTTCCGTATGCTTTTTCATTAGTTCCGTGTTGATAGTATAATGTATCTTTGTTTGCTGTTATTACAGGAACAATAGTAACGTAGCCTGTTTCTTGAGCTCTATAAAAAGTTCTACCTGCAAATTTTGTTCCTTCTACTACATTGACTCTATCATCATATGTTACAGCATTAATTTTATTAAGAACAAGTATACCGTCCACTTCTGATATTTTCCAAATACCTATTCTATCTTCTTGTTTAACTGTACCATCTTCTTGGGCAAACGCCAATCTATCAAATGGGTGTTTGCTATAATCGGCTTTGAATGTCCAGTTGTCGTTGTCTATTACATCGTCGTCGTTTTGTAAAAATATAACAGTCTTTCCTATTAGAACTCTTTGATCATCAATACCATTGTGTTGATCAATTAAATCAGCAAGTCTACGTCCTTGTACATCTTTATAAGGAATGTTTGTTACAAGATTAACGTCTGGTAATAGTTTAAGATTGTTTTCGTAAAATGCTTGAGCATCTAAAGCCGGAACAGTAAACGTAACATTAGATGATGGAACTTCACCTCCTAAGTTTGCTCTGCCACCATTATTTGTGACGCCATAAATTTCTCTAGAACTTTTACTAGTTGTAATTCTTTGTTGGCCACTAATTTCTCCAGGCTCTGTTTGTATATAAAACTCATCTAAGTGATTTGTATCAAACTCATAGCTACCGCCACGTGCCAAATATAGTGTAGGGTTTCTGCCTTCAAGCTCTGTTATTGAATATTCTTCTTTATCAGAATCGAATGTAAAGTTGTAAGTTCCTGACTGTTTTACGTCTCCACCTGATACAGATACTGAAGCTGGACCATCTTTAAGCCAATAATAACTTCCGTAGTTTACAAGAGGATCAAAGTTTACAAAACCTGCCCAGTTGTAAAACTCTTGAGAAAATAATTTGTTATGATCAGTAATATCAACACCATCGTCTTGTAGTTTGTGTAATAAATCATCATAGCCTACTAAACTTTGAACTGTGTTGTTACTAGTAATTGTAGAATCTTTTTTAGTTACAATAGCAGGTTCTAAGTTATAACTTTTTCTATAACCAGTTGATGGTAGATAATTGTCTTTACTTTTAAAACTTGGAGAGTGCCTACGACCTATGAACCCATCAACTTTTGTTAGATTAGAACTATTAAGTAATTGGTCTAGTGTAGCACTTAAGAACTTTTTGTTACGTTCTGTTTGATATGCTTTAGGTAGAAATGAACTTGACTTTCTTTTTGCCATTAGTATCCGTAGCCTCCGCTAGAGCTAGATGATGACGACGAGCTCGATGAGCTTGTTGAACTTGCCGCCTGTGAGGTAGTGTCAACAGTAGTATTTAAACTTGATATTGTACCACCTGCTTGTATTTTACTTGCTGTTATGCTGTCAATAATTTCTACATCATCAACAGTAGCACCACTAATTAATATTTCATCATAGTTACTGCGGATTTGGAATAAGCTACCAAATACTTGTGCTGTACTCTTAGGAACAATAACTACTGAATTAATTCTTGTAGCTAATCTATTATGTAAGAAAGCACTTAATTCTGAAAAGTAAAAAGTATCACCAAAGTCCCAATTAGCAATAGAAAAGTATTGATTAATAGCTTCTATTAACGCTGACTTTACTTCACTGTCACTAATACCTGACCCTGTATTTTTTACAATCTTAAATGATGCTTGTAAACTAGTGTCTGCTTTATTGCCAAACAATGGTTTAAATTTTGCTGAATGATATATTAATGTATCTGAAATACTTTTAGAATCTTCAATAGTACTAAACGAAGTTCTTAAACTTTCTGCTGTTGGTAAAGTTGGCTGTACAACCTTATCAGTTGAATCTAGAATCCACTCTCTGTAAGCGTCTGAGTATGCTTGGGTTAATATATACATATCAATAATATTACTTGGGCTTGGATCAATACGCCTATTATTAGGAGCATTATGTTTGTATTGGAATTTTAAATCGTTTCTTCCAACAAATACTTTATAAGCATTTTTAACAGCTGGTAAAACATTTCCAGAATTAATTTCTGTGCCTGGAGAAACAGGAGAAGTAGTAATTAAAGTATTTGTATTATCTCTGATTAATTCTACAAATTTGTTTTCCGATACAAGATAAAATACTTGCCCTTCATTGAACAAGTTTATTACTGCTGATACTTCTTTTAATGTTTTGTATTCGTGATTGATAGTTGAATCTACTATAGGCTGATAACGTTCAATATTATCATAGTCAAAGAATCGTTTAAAGAATACTAGTTTTCTATCTTTTGCTGATCCAGTAGCATCGTCTGTTCCAACAATTTTAGAAAACATTTCTGGATTATCTGTAACACTATCGTTATCAGCATCACCAAATGTTACTTTAACTTTTGTGTTATCTTTGTAACCATCTACTTCAGTTACCATATCTGTAATATCCAAAGCATAATCACGCTCTAGTGCTGTATGGTTATCTGGTTTATTATTAATTTTTAAAACTGTACATCTATCTTTTATTGTACTACCAGTTACACTATCATAAATCTTAACTGACTTATCAAAGTAAAATCTTGTTTCTTCTCTACTAGCAAAGTAGTAATCAAGTTGTCTACTTCTCATAGTATAAGTTTCGCCATTAGTTGTAAATTGTATCATCCAACTAGCATCTAATTTAGCACCAGTTGATGAACCTGTATTACTGTCATTGTATTCTTTATCAATAGCAAGGTTGTCTGATGTAATTATATGCCAAGTAGCTGTATTATAATCGTATCTTAACCCAAAGTCTTTATACTCTTTAATATCATTTTTAATTGTTGTTTCTAACGCTACAGGTAAATCACTTACCCATTTAGGAAATGCTTTTTCGACTGTTGCTCCTGTTGGAACTACTTCGTTAAGTGTTACAGCACCAACGCCTGTTGCTTTAAATCCTTCACCCTTTGTACCAATACCGTCATTGTCTATTAACATTATAGATGACCAAATGTCTGAACTTGATCCTAAGTGAGTTGTATCTGTTCCAAGCATCATAGAACCATTCTTCATAAAATGATAGCCAGTTGTTGGTAAAAACTTAATCATGCTGTTAAGTGATAGGTATTGATTTAAGTTTGTAGTGTTGCTAATTTGTAACACTTCATTATTCTCATTAATAAAATATCCAGTACAAGTTGTCGCTGTTGCTGAAACTTGTACCCATTTAGCTGTAGTTGTAAAATTCTTTGGAGCAAATTTATCTAAGTAAAAGTGATACATTTCTTTACTAGCAATATTTGGTTCTAATACAGTTTTAATTGTATTAATAATTTCGTTATCGTTTGTAAAACTAAATGTGTCTTTTTTGTTTGTATATTCTTTATAGAACACACCGTCATCACTAAAAATGTTTGTACTACTAAATTTGCCTGTGTTATCTTTAACGTCTAAGAATCTACTAATACCACTTGACGCTCTGTTAACAGCTTTTGATTTAATAATACTTGTAAATCTTGTTAATGGGTAGATGTTGTAATCTTCACCATTAATCATTCTGTTTTGTGTATAGTAGGCCTGAGGTGCTAATGATTTAATTCTAGATAACGATTCATTTCTACTTGCTGTGTTAACACCTTGTTCAAGACTCAAAGAAAGTGTCATAGTTTCTTGTTGATTATTTCTACTAACGTAGTTGAAACTTAATTGTACGTCTCTAATGTCGTTGCTTTTTAAAGCGTAAGTTGTTCCAGCACTTTGTCTGTAGTAACATCTAAATCTACCTTTTGGTATGTCAGCAAAAACACCGTCACCAAATACTAATTTAATTTGATCATTAACTTTTGATTCTACTGAGTATAATTTTCTGTTTGACTGACTTAAACTATTGTAGATAACATTCGATCCATTTACAGCAGGAACTTTAGTCCACTCGTTGCCTAATGACCCATCATTATTAATAGCATACAACCAAACGTCTGTGTTATTAATATTATCAAAGTCCAAATCAAATGTTAAGTTAGGTAACCCTGAAGTTAATTCAAAATCAGTTTGTCCTAACTCGCCTTGTTTAAAGTAAGCAAAAAATCCTGTGTTTGTTGAAGCATTGCCTTTGCCATCTGTTCTATATAACAAATTATAAGTTGATCCTGGCACAGGTGCTTTTTCGTAAATGTAATCTTGTCCTGAAATTGTTCCATTAACTAATTCAAAAGTAAATTCTCCTGAGTTAACTGTAGCATTAAATGGCAAGTACGGTTGTGTTCCTGGTATAAGGTTAAGCTCGTACTGTTGTGTTTTAATATTGCCAAGAGTTTTTTCTAATGCTGGTTTACCAACTCTTTGTGCTGATGCCAATGCCGCGTTAACAATAGTGTTGTACTGTTCTTCGTAATCTGAATTAACTGGGTCATTCCAAAATATTGTTCGTTCACTTAAATTATTATTATTAGAATCGTAAATTTCTTCTGTTGTACTAATACTAGTAATTTTTAGTAATCCACTAGCTGGTGTATTTCTTTTTGGCTGATAAGATAGCAAGTTAGCCAATCTAAGAATTGAGTCACGTCTTTGTGCTGTTTCTAAAAAGTTTTCTCTAGCGTTTAAATCTTGTCTGTATGCTAATGACTGCCCAAAGAAAGCAATTAAGTCAATAAGAGCAATATACTCTGAGCTTTCAGTAAAGTCGTTAAAGTCCTCAGGAAATTGTTTCCTTAGGTATGATATCATTGTAGTTCTTAACGTTTCAAAGTCATAGCTTTGAAAGTCAGCACTTTTAAATGTCTGATATACCTTCTGCCAGTTTTCGCTGACAAATAAATTTGTTTGTCTTGTACTAGTAGCCACTTGCTGATGCTCCCGATGTTTCTGATCCTGAATTATTATTATCTATTACTGTATTACTTGTGACGTTAGCCGCCTCTTGATTAAATGTAAGTAGCATATCTTCAACCTGGTTAGTAGGAATGTATTTAAGTGTTATAGAAACCTGTATTCCATGCTCATAACTTGTAGGAACTACTTCTAGTATTTCTAACCTAGGATCAGATCCTGCTATAGCTGTAATATTATCAACAATTAAAGCGTGAGCTTCTTCAGTAAACGGATCAAATAACATATCCCATATTACACAACCATAATCCGGTCGCATAACTCTTTCGCCTTTTCTAACATTAAGATTGTTAATTAAGTCTTGTTTAACTAATCTATAGTCGGTTAAGGTAACTGAAGCAAAATCACTTCCATTTGTTGAAAAGCCTCTGTATGTACTCATATAAATATTTATCGTAATCATTAAGTGAGTATATAATTTGTATGTTCGATTTTAAAAATATTAACAGTTTTCAGGTAGAAACGTCAAGCTATTGTAACTTAGCCTGTCCGTTATGCCCTAGACATATCATGGGAACCAGTGTACTAACACCTGGTTTACGACAAAGACACATACGATCACCACAATGGATTAAGTTTTTAGAGAATATGGATAGCATTGTTACTGAAAATAATCCATGTAATATGGTATTTTGTGGATGTCATGGTGATCCTTGTATGACACCTGACTGGGAAGATATTATAATTGAAACAGCAAAACGTCCTTATATAATTGATGTAGAAACAAATGGCAGTATACAATCAGCTGAAAGCTGGGCTAGAGTTGGCAAAGCAATGGCAGAAGGCGAGAAAAAATATCCTGAAATGGAAAAAGTTATAACATTTAGTATCGACGGGTTAGAAGATACTAATAAGTTATATAGGATTGGTGTTAAACATGATAAAGTAATGGCCAATGCTAAAGCATATATAGATGCCGGTGGCAAAGCTCGTTGGAAATTTATTGTATTCAAACATAACGAACATCAAGTAGAAGAAGCTAGACAGTTAGCAAAAGATATGGGTTTTTGGGAGTTTGATAAACACGTTTCTACTAGAAACTTTGAATACAATCATGCTGAACTTGAAAAGAAAAATAAAGAAGCATTAGCTCATTTACCTAAAGATGAAGTAATAGAAGAACTGTTGCCTAGCATTGAAGTTGAAACAGATATTAAAAAAGTAGCAAAGATTAGAAAAGGAATAGAGCAACAAGAGTCAGATACCAAAACAGAATTAAACATTACTGAAGAAGGAGCAAAGATTTACAAAGAAGTTGTTGAATCTTCTGACTTATCGACTATTAGTTGTGATTTTAAAGAAGATAGAATGATGTATATAGATGCTGAATTTTTATTATGGCCTTGTAACCATATTGCGGCCACTAAACAAGAAGATATGACCCACTTTAATAAACTCGAAAAAGAGTATGGGGAGGGTTGGAATAGTTTAGCTAAACATACACCAGAAGAAATATTCAACCACGAATACTTTCAGAAAATATTACCTATGACCTGGAAAGATCCTAGTCACAAACTTTGTACTTACGAATGTCAAGAAATGTGTGGTGGTGGTGTAAGTCAAAAAGCCTGGCAGGCAAGTACCAATAGAGAAGAAATTTAGTTGTGGCAAAAATGCCACAGATTATTCATTAGCAAATACTGTTGTTTGTGTTACAGCATCAACTCTAGCATCACAGGAATAAGTATCACCAACTCTTGCTACAGCTTTATCATTAGCAAAAACATTTGAACTAGCACTTACTATAGCTGTCGAATATACTGGTGGACAATGTGTATGTGCTTCGTTTAGGTCGTCAAGTCTGTGTATACCATGATCAACAACAAATACATCTGAACTTCCTGATTCTGTTAGAATAGTACCAGGTGCTACACAAACATCATGGACTGTATTAACAGTATCTCCTGATCCTTTTGTTCTTGCTATTAATGGCATTATCTCGTATCCTCAAATCCGCCGCCTTTTGAAGCGTCAGTTTCTATAAACAAAGGAGAATTTACATTACTAGGTAAAGACCAGTTTCGTTTAATAGAAGTAATCTTAGCAGTACTAAAACTTTTAATACATAAATTGTTTCCTTGGTTACCTCCTAAGATATTTACTCTTCTTGTTTTTTTATTATAACCTCTAAAGAATCCTATGTGTCCAGATCCTCCACCGTAGCTTAAAATGATGATATCATTTTTTCTAACATTATTCCAGTTGCCAACACCTATTTCAATACCGTAGCCCTTCCATGCTTGACTACTAGCTGATCTCATTGTGGCTATGCCGGCTTGATCTAATGCCCAACTAACATAGGCCGCACACCATGGATAACTTCCTGTAGGATTTAATCTTGTCCATGCTACACACTTATCAATGTTTGCTCCTCTGTTTGACGGACTTTCTGACCACCCGCCTCCTTTGGCTTGACCTAAGTGTCCCATAAGTACACCTTCTAAATCTCCCCAAGCACCTGTTGTTGTTGCTACTTTTTTATCAGCACTACCATCGCCCCATTCTATTTTGTCATTTGATCTTGGAGCTTCAGCGTCAGCTGGTGTAATTGATTCAGGTATATGATTAAATTGAGGTACGTCGCCGTTACCAGTAACACCTACTTCTCCGCCTGTGTAATCTGATTGTGTATATGTTACACTTTTAGATGAAATATAATTAGTTTCGCCTGTGCTTATTGGTCTATAAGTGTTATTAGGAGGAGTAATATAATAAGTTTCAAACGCTGAATATGTTTCTTCGTCTTTTTTCCAATTACTTGTTGGTACTATAACTGCCATTATTGTGCTCCTGACTTATTACCTTGTGTATATTGTACTACACCGTTGTTGTCTATAAAGACACTTTGTTGTTCTGTTCCTGCCATTGTTTTGTCAACTGTAAATGCCACAGGGTCTAAATCTTCATGTTGATCCCAAGGTTCATGTTGTGGTACTCTAGCTGTTGGTAATGCTGTGTCGGCCTGTAACGGTATGTCGGCTGTATGAGCTACTGGAGGATTGCTACTAGAATTAAGATGAATTTGTGTAGCTTTGGTTAAAATATTTCCGCCATCTGCTTCTATACCGATATCAGCTGTTCCGTGTAAAGACATAATACCTTTACTAACAATGTTAGTTGTTCCTTGTGCTACCATTGTTTGATTTGTTTCAGCATAGTTGGCAAAGAATGTTCCACTATTCATTGTTGTACTTTGCCCGGCATTTGTTTTTAATGTTGTGCCTGCTGTTAAGTTTGTAGATAATGCTGACTGTGATACAAATTTCCCACCAGCACCAATATTAACTGATCCACCAACACTTAGGTTGAAGTTTCTATCTGCCGTTAAATTAAAGTCACCGTGTGTATGTAAACTCATTGAGTCACCGGCAAAAATATCTATCTTACCTGACTTTGTCATCTCAATCCAAGAAGTTCCTGCTTGGTTGCCAACATAGATTAAATCTTTTTCATCATTAATTAATATTTGAGCTCCTTTACCAGAGCGTAATCTTATTAAATTATTTTCACCACTTAATTCACCGTCGTCCATTGTAAATGAATGCCCGGGCTTTCTGTTTAAAATATCTAATTCACTAGCACTTAATCCAAATGGTTGTTTTTCCCACTTTGCTAATAATTCTGAATCGTCTGCCGGATCTGGTATTGGTCTTCCTTTTGATGACATACCAACAATACCTTTTGGAGCCTGTCTAGCCATACTAGAACTTGTTGTTCCTCTAATGGTATCAAATAATAACCCTTGAGCATAAAGTATCCTAGTCATTAGTCTATCAAACGCATACTTAACTTTAGACAAAGCACCCATAGTTGGAGAACTAATGGATTTAAAATTCTTTTCTAGTACTGGAAATTCTATACCAGTATTGTACCATTCTTCTTTATCCGATTCTGTGAAAGCTATTTCTTCTTTATTCATAGCAACACCACGTCCGGTTGTTGTAACGTTAACAAATGGTTTAGGTATAAAAGCAATTATGTAACCTTGAGCTCTGTTTCCACTAGCAAATGTAACTAAACAGTTTGTACCAACATCTGGTTCAGATACTGTCATACCATAACTAGAACCAGCATCATGTTCTTCTTTAGATCTTCCTGAACTTCCTGAGCGATATGATGTAACACCATAGTGAGGTAAAGCAATAGTAACGTCAACCCAAGTACTCGGATCATTTCTATTAATAGCATTACCTTGGTCTAATAAAGCGACTGCTACTCTATTATTTTTTGATGGATCACCAACAGCCATTACTTCTGCTATATATGGACCAGCTGGTAGTTCACCTGCTCTATAGGCACCACCGGCTTGTTGAGGATCTGTTTTAAAAACGTACCTTGCCATTAGTAAGGACCTCCTGGGCCGCGGTAACTAGTTGAACTACTTTTATTTTGATCAACTTTAACTGTTGTTACAGGTTCTCGTCTATATGTTGATTTACCTGGAACTTTAGTTACTGATTCAGTTAGCATATCTTTGAATTCATCTGGTGTGTCATATTGTTGTTGTGGTATTCTAGCCATTGTTAAATTTTGTGTAAACTCGTTTCCTGATATGTTTGTTTGTATTGTTAATATTTTATAAAATCCACTAAACACACTAGTTGTATTACCAGATGACCCAACAGGATCATTATAAGTTATTGTTCCAGCGTGTGGCGATTGTGGGTTTCCTTCTATATCTGGGGGAGTAAGAAAGTTTATTAAGACAATAGGATCTTTATGTGTATTAATACTACCGTTATAACTAAAATGCCCAGCATGAGCTCTACCACCAAACCCTTCATCTTGTGTTATTAATGTTGGGTCTCCCATAATTTGCATTTCAGCAACCATTTTATCAGTGCCTCGTTGATATATTCTAGACATTAAATTTCTAGAAATCATTGTAGGGAAGTCTGACGTATTGCCTTGTGAACCTTTGCTTTGATCTAATTTTACATTTTTCCTTGGCTTATTAAAAGCATTAATTCCAGCATTTCTATTCATATGAGCATCAACAGCCATCTCGTGTTGTGATGAAATAATGTCTTGCATTCCAAATTTAGCAAACTCACCTATTTCATTTAGTTCAAAGGCGCCTGCCTTAAATTGTAAATCAAATTCTAAAACATCTTTATTTTGTCCAGTATACAAATAATCATATTGTTTAACACAATCAGTAACACCATATTTCCCCATAGCTTCTTGAATTTCTCCTTCAGCTGTATATAATACTATTACATAAATGATATGCTTTTGATATGTTCTTCTTTTAGCGTCCCATTTACCAAATTTTACTATTGGCTCAACTTTATAAAGTTTTAATGGTTTCTCTGGTGTGTTCTCAAAACTGTAAGTTACTTCTTCAATTACGCTTTCCCCAACGCCAGGCACTCCAGTTTGAACCATTCTAGATGTTGACTGAACTTGTGATGTCATGAATGTACTAGTTTGAATTACAGCTCTAATAACATCTATTATTGATTGTCCAGCATATAATTGGAATGCTGAATCAGTACCTTCAATAGGAATATATTTGTTAAATTTTTGTGACTGGGCGTAAGCGGCGTAAACCTTTTCGTTGTAAACAGGAATATTGTTTACGTCATATGATTCGGGTTTTACTATCTTGTGAGCAAAGAAACTATCAATTGTATCAATATCAAACTGACCTGCATCTAGCATAAATTCAAAAGTATCAGCTGTGTCTTGTACTGTCTTACCTTTGTCGTCTTTTTGTGTTTTTTTATATTGTATAGAGTTTAGAATTTCTGGTAAATTTTTAGCAGTAGTTGTATTACTGACATAGTCCCAAGTTGTCTTTCCACTATCTCTCAAAATCTTGTCAGAATAAAAACCTTGTTCAATATCTACGCTATCTAAATTCCGTGAATCGACTTCAAATTCAACAATACCATCTTTGTCATCTTCGCCAACACTAGACATTCCAAAAAACCTTCCAAGTGTTCCTGAGTTAACTTGTATATTACTTTCTAATACACCAGAATAATTTTCAAAAGCAAAAGCGTTATAATTGTAAAATTCAAATTCGTATTCTGTACCTTCAGGTGTTACTTTAAAATTGATATTACCAATTTTCATAACTAAATGTTTAGTACCTTTATCTGTGTTTTGTTTTGAGTCTTCTCCTTCGGCGCCTACAGCCGATACACTAGTATCAATAAGATTGCCTTGGTCGTCATATCCTAAAAATTTTATTCTAAACATATACGGCATTTCTAAATACGACTCGCCGTTAATAGGATCACTTACACTTGCTTTAACTAAATTTTCAATAAGCGTAGCACCATATGGTTCAAATATTGTACAGCTCATATTAGTAAATTTAGCACCACCGTTAGCAACACTTGGAGAAATATAACTTTCTATATTAACATTGTCTATATGATAGTCTCTGGTAAAGAATCTGTTATTACTAGATCCCTTATCTGTTCTTTCTCTTCTCAATCCACTAGTACTGATTAACAGTCTTTCTTTTTCTTTAGTAACATTAGTATACGACTTATGGTCATACCCTGATTCTAGATTCTTTTCTTGAATATTGTTAAAGTCATTTGGTGTCAACATAAACAAGTCAAATTGAGTAGAGTACGATGAAAAGAAATGAAGTATGTTTGGTTGAGGTTTGCCTTTTGGAAATTGTGCCCATCTTTGATATTCGGGGCTGGCCACTGGATCAACTTCTTGGTCTGTTTTATCTTGTCTTTTATTCTTTCCTTTTGTACCTCTAAATGTTGGCCCTGATGAGCCTGAAGATTTTTTACCTTGGTCTTCACCTTCTGGTCCTTCGAACTCTTCAGTATCCTGATTATAAACACTACCGTCACCATTAACTGTATTAGATAAAATAATTTGTGTTTCTGCTTCTTCTCCTGTTTCAGCATCAACGTCAACACTAATGTCTTCAATTACTGCTACAACTTCTCCAGCTACAGGGATATCTCCTGCCATTTCGTTACTAAGAATGTTTGTGGGAGTTTCTATTCCAAACTCGTCAGCAACTAAACTTAATTTTTTATCGTATGTGTTATATGTAGAATTATCACCATCAACTTTTCTTTTAAATCTTTCAAGGCCTCCAATACCTGATATACTAGCATTGATAATTTTTAAGTCAGGCATTATATCCTTCATATAAATTTTTACAGTATTGCTAGTTCCTTTTTTGAATACTCTTTTGCCGGCTAAGTTTTCTTCTAAATATTTTTCTGCGTAAACTTTTTCATTACTTGCTATAAAGTTTGCTCTAATTCTATAATCTCTAACATCAGCATCAAGTTGAACAATGTCGTGCCTAACTGAATCAGTTAAATCATCTGAGACATTTCTTGATAAAGCAACAACCTTATTAACTTTTACTTCTGCTTTAAATTTTTCATAGCCTGCTTCTGAAAGCTGACCGTTAGCATAAGGCCAAGCTATAACATTTTTTTCAGCTTCAGCGTCAGTTGATGTAGCACTACGCCAAAACTGTTCAATAGCGGCTGGGTAATTTTCTGTAGGTTCTAATGTATACTCTCCTGCTGAATCTTGGTATAAGGGTATTTGAGGATTATTTGTCTGCCATGTTGCTATAGCATTATCACTTGTGTTAGGATTTAGCCTCAGTGAATCTAACTCAGCCTTTGCTGTTTTATAGACATCGCCTCTAATTATGTTTGAATATTTTGGGTCCGAGTATGTTAGTCCCGCCATTTTATAATCCTAATACTGACGCTAGTGTACTCTTTTTTGGTAGCCTAATAGTAGTTCCTTCTTTGAAATCAAAGATAGCATCTTTTAACACGTCTGGGTTTCTATTTTGAAATACCCACCATAAGTTTTGATCATCATATAAATCAAATGCTAGTAAGTCTGGTCTGTAAGCAAACTCTTTCCCTACAACATAAGAGTGATCATCTACTTCGTGTGGTATTTCTCTATACTCGAGTACTTCTAAATTATTTTTGTTTTGTCTAGAATCAAAAAAAGGACTTGATTTTTGGTATTGTGCCATTATAAAAATCCTTCAAGGTTTCTAGATAAGTTTTTACCTGTAACAATATCTTTAATGTTATAGTTAGCAAGTTGTGTTCTACTGTATACTGGCATCATTGTAACAGAAATATCAGTTACAGTTGGAATTCTATCTGTATAAATTTCAGCACCGGCTCTATCCATTGATCTTAAATGAAATCTTCTACTCTTTCCGTCAGTATGTTTGTTATCATTGATTGTTATGTAGTCAACATTATTAGGTAATGTTAAAGCAAAATCTTGAACAACAACAGGAACGTTAGGTAATAAGTTTGTACCGTGGCCTGAAAGTCTACAAACTGGTGGAGGTGATCCTGCCATAGGATCATCACCTCTAAAACTTTTTGTTATTAATCTTAAAAACATAATACAAGCCAATACATATCTTGCCTCCGCGGCATTCTGTGCTGTAAACTGTACAAGCAAGTTTATTGTACTCACTTGTGAGTTCTGATAAATTTGATATGGATAATTAGTATGAGCAGGTGAGCGAGATGCATAGTTGGCTGTGTTATTCATAATGATCTGTGGAGTATAAGGAAAAATTATTCCTCTACTTGCTATTAACGGATCTAATAATCCAGCACCTTCTACCTCGTTTTGGTAAAATCTTTTAAGTCCACCTGGGAGAGCTAGTTTTACTCTTCTTTCATGTGAGTCGTTGATTTTATTATTAGTAACAGTTCCTCTTGTCTTTGGTGGCACTTCAGCACCTGGAGGAACTTGAGCAAATAAATTGCCCTGCCTAAAATTTTGGAAGAACTGTTGAATATTTTGTCCGATGTTACTAGAACCAGCAGACTTTTTGCTATCGTTGGCAGTAGCGTCTGTTTTGCCTCCCATAGCACCAGGGGACATACCTGTATTACGATAAGTGACTTCTCCCTTTTCGTTAGTAACGTATGCTCCGTAGTTGTCTGGGTGGTCTACAGGCTTACCCCAATCCTTTTTATTATGTACGGCCAATTAATTCTCCTTTTGTTCTTGCTCTTTGTATTTATTGATGTTATTATATG